GGGCGGCGGTTTATATCCTATCGAGTGGAACCCCGGTATCAGGGCAGGCGGTCGTAATGGGATCTAACGTTGTCATGGGGATTGCGCCGGATTCTACAGATAGGCTTTGGTGCAGGGGGTATGAAACGTGAAAAGACTGCTCGCCTTCTTAACTCTGTTTTTCGCTCTGGCAGGAGTGGCGGACGCTCAAATCCGTTTCCGCAAGGAACAGCAACACGCCGAAACTCTTTATAGTTCCAGCGCATCACCGACGATCACTTCCCTCTGGACCTTTAGCGGAGGAATTACCGTCGCCACCGGGACGGCCTTTTTTGATGATAGCATTTTCGTTCTGCGGGACGACCTCGACAATAGCAAACGGGCGCAGTTCCAGGTATCAGGAGTAACCACTGGAACCACTCGGACATTCACCTTTCCCGATGTAACGGGAAGCATACCCACCGGGACAGGAACAGCTAATCAAGTTGCTTATTGGTCTGCGACAAGCATTTTAACAGCCACAAGCGGTTTTACCTTCACCGGATCTACCGCCAGTATCGGGGTAGTGTCATCGGCAACCAACGCGTTGACAGTACCTGATTTGGGCGTGCGACCTGGATACGCTGGCACGGATGCCACCATCACCTTAGACCCGCCGCTGTCTGCTAATAGCTGGTTTCTAAGATCGCACAATACCGGGGGACGCTTTGCGATTATTGCAACAACTGGACCGCTTGAAAACCTGACCGTACTGCAAACGGGAGAGGTGGGCATAGGGGTTGCCGCTCCAACGTCTGGGGTTAGCTTGGAAGTCGCTGATTCCATAAAAATGCCATACGACGCTACTTTTTTAGGAAAGATGGCGGCAAGCACCGAGTGGACGGTCTTTCAAACGAGCATAACCGGAGTTGGAGACGGATTAACGATTAACCCATCGAACGGGAATACTGTTTTCAACACGACGAGCGGCAACGTCGGTATTGGGCTAGTTGCGCCTATTGGCAAACTCGACGTATCGACGGCGACAAGAAGTGGGACTCAAGCCGTTGCCCCATCTGTTTATTTTACGGCTGGCATGGGGACTGGTCAAACAGGATATGCGGCGGGAAATGTGGAGTTACGCCATTCTAACGCAACGCAGGGAATAGGTTTTGGTTATAATACTATCTATCAGGCTGGATCTGACACGAACGCAGCATTGAACCTGCTGTCTAAGGGCACTAGCCCAATAACGCTCAATGCCTATGCCTACAGCACCGGCAATGTCGGTATCGGAACGGCGGCTAACATCAATCAATCTCTCACTTTTGCCAACACCGGGACGATAGGTTTTGTCAACGCGGCGGTAAATACCAGCTATCAGGCCATCACGATGAACGCCTCAAACGAAATCATCTATGGAAATACGACCACCACGCAGAGGATTCGCACGTTAGGAGGGACGCCGGGAACCCTCGGCAATGGTGATGTCTGGTGGGAAGTGTCAGGGACTACACCTAATCGGTTAGTCTGTCAGAAGATGTACGATGGGAGCGCAACGCGGGATATCTCATGTATCGTTTACTAGGGGGAACCATGAAAAAACTGATTATCGTCCTATTGATTCTTTCTTTTGGAACTCCTGCGTTTACTCAGATGAAGAAGTGTATTGGCGGAACCCCGACTATGGGGGCTTGTGCAACTTCTCCTTCTGTAGCGGGCACGGATTCGTGCGGTACAATAACGATAGGAACTTCTGTTGCCAATAGTGTTTGCGTGCTGAATTTTAGCCAGACTTACGGCTCTGCTCCAAGCTGTAGGGCAAATCTGAACACCAGATCAGGCGGCAACACTTTTTTAGTAATAGATACTTCAACTACGACGGTCACTTTTACTGCCGGAGCGCAACCAGAAGCCGGGCAGAAAATTCACTTCGATTGCGATGTTCCATAAGGAGATGAGAAAATGAAAATTTTGATCCTATTATTACTTTTGATTGCAATTCCAGCCTTAGCCGTAGAACCCGGAACCTATGACCCGGCAACCGGACAGGCGACTTTTACCTTATCCCCACAAGAAAGGGCTGACTTAAAACGCGCCGCCAAACAGTTTAAGACCCCGGAAGCCGAATTGCTCAGGCAAACGAATGAGAATTGGCTGAAGCACGTCAGGGAAACGATGACAAAGATGAGGGAGCAGAATCTAAGAGAGCGATACGAAAAACTCACGCCGGATCAGCGAAAGACGGTTGACGACGTGATGGGGCCGATACCGTAAGGGGGGAAAGATGGATGCACGTAATGACCTAGTAATGGGAATTGAACCCGATTGGTTGATGAGAGGATTACCTAATCCTAATGTCGCACCGACTCAGCCCGTAAACGAACCCACCTTTCCCGGCACAACGACACCGATAGGCAATATTGCCCGAAGCGCGTTGTCGAATTACAGCGACTACCGGAACAGTTTAGGTATTCCACGCATAGGCAACACGCGGGTAGCGGATTTGATGCGGGGTAGGGCAGAACGGACGGCAGAAGGGGAGATAGACCGCTATACGGGCATTCGGAATAAATTGGGAGCACCACGACTCCAGGACACCGAGCTTGCCAAGATCATTAACCGGACCCTTACGAACCCGGAAGAGTCCCCCGGCTTTAAGCTCGGCCAGAACATGCTTAACCAGAGTCGGACCACGCAGCGGGAGAATTTGAACACGATCCTAGAGAAATCCGGCCTGGCCGCGTCACCGTCTGGAATAGGCATAAAGGCTCTGAATATGCTGAACCGGCAGGGTGACGTAGAGATGGGGAATCTCGCGCTCACAGAAGGCAGTAACGCCATTAACCGATCAATGCAGTTTCAGCCGATGGTGGAAAATGCCTTTAACACCGAACTGGACCGTGGATTAGGGGCAGAGCAGCAAGGTGTAACCGATCTTTACAACCTGGAACGGTCAAGCCAAGGGGATTTCCAGAACGAACTAGGCAAGGCTCTTTCTCAAGAAGAACTGGCAAAAAAAAGGGATCTACAGACAAAACTGCAAGATATGAAAAATCAGGGTGCATTAGGAGGGGCGGCAGGAGACCTTCTTTCTAAGGCACTACCTCAGATCCTTCAGGCGTTGGGATTAGGAATAGCCCCAAATGCAATAGAACAGCAACTTGGCTTGCCTGCCGGAACCCTGCTAAGCCTTCTGGGGAAAACTGTAGGGGCGGCGGGAGGAGCGTTAGGAGGCTTAATCGGATCGGGAGTAAAGGGATTAGGGAGTCTTTTTGGCGGTTTATTCGGTGGTGGCGATGGTGGTGGCGATTTTGTTCCCGATCCGTGGGGAACGCAACCAGGGGATCTTAGTGGCATTGGCCCCGATCCAACAGGCGGAACAGGTGGCGACTTTACCCCTGACCCCTGGGGGACCGGGGCCGGCGACCTTGACTGGCTCTCAGGAGGAGGTGGGGATTTTGTCCCCGATACTTGGGGGGCCGAGGCCGGCGACCTTGACTGGCTCTCAAATTTTTCTAATGCCAGCACCGGAGCGGCGGGTGTTGGCGCTGAAGCAGCCGCAGGGTTCGGGGAATTTACCCCAGAAATACTGGAAGGAATAGAGGCTGGTTATGGCGGCATGGTAGGGGCAGGGGGAAGCGGATTAGGAGGATTAGCCAGCCTTGCTACCCCTTTTGGTATCGTAGGAGGCGGATTAGCGTTAGGGAAACTAATGGCGAAATTGTTCGGTTTTGAGTCTGGCGGGAGAAAATGGGAAGAAAAGGCCGCTGGCTGGCAGGATGAATATGCAGGAAAGATCAAGGCGAATCCGCAAGCCTGGGTACAGGAGTTTGAAAACGCGTATGGCCCGGAGGGTAAACAGGCGGCTATAGAAGCCCTGCAAGGCAAATTGACCCCTCAGCGGGTAAAGGAACTGTTTGGCTTTGCCGATATACCGGAGTTTTTCCAGAACTTCTCTTTAGGCCAGAATAAGAAATACGGCAATCTGTCCCAAGCGGTAGCCCTGGAAGGCAGCAGGGGGGAATTGTCGAACTTTAAGAACCTAGCCCCAAGCTATCAGGCGGCTCGGGCTCAACCCCCGATTGACCTGACTCAAGACATAGAGACAGGGACTTGGGGGAACGTCTTTGGCCGGGACGACGTTACTAAGGGGCGCGGAGTAACCTTACCTCCAGGGTGGGAATTGACAGGCTCTAAAGACCCCTGGGAAGCTATCCGGCGGGTTCAAGGAGAGTAAATTATGGCTGGATTTGGATACGGATTTGGTACGGGTCTCATGGGCGGGATGAGTAAGAATATCGACGAGGACCGGAAGAACCGCCTAATAGAAGCTCAGCTTATGGGCGATATTCAGGGATATCAGGCCGACCTACCCCCCGATCAGCAGACCACGATACCCACCACAACACGCCCTACAAGCGGCCTGGGGGGTATTCTAGGGGCTTTTGGCCTTGGGGGGGACAGAACCCCCGACATGGAGGCTATGATAGCCAAGCGGGCAATGGCCGCCCGGCAATCGGCGGTTTATAAGCAGGCTATGGCGGTGGCGGCAAAATTGACCGACCAGATCGCTAAGGGAGAGTTGGATGTTGAAGATCCAAACGTACAGGAGTTAATAAATAAGTTGCCTGCAGCGGCTAGGCTGCCGGTCCAAGCGGCGGTCAATCAGCAGAAGAAGCAAAAGGCTCAAAGGAATATCTTGCAGGGGATAGTCGGCACAGGCAGGGTAGATGTCCCTGGATATGAGGATACAGAAGCGGGTATGTCGCGGGGACCGACTACCAGGGAGGCAACACGGCCAGATGTGCTTGGAGCTATGTTCGGGGTAAAGGGGCTGGAAGATGAGGCGGCGAAAGATTACTTGTATAGGCCGCCCCCTGATCCTACTTCCTTAATCCAGCCAGGTCCGGGCACCCCAGCGGCTATTGTGAACCGGAGGACGGGGGTAGTGAATCCATTGCAAGGGACGCAGAGGCCAAGTCCGGCGGTCGATCCGGTGATGAACGAATACCGGAATCTCAGAAATAAGCTGATGATGAATCGCCTCAAAGGAGTAGAAACACCGAAAGATCGACAGCAGAGCTTATTGAGATTGATTGCACTAGCGCAAACCCTCAAAAAGAACGCCGACCCTGGCTCACCGGAAGAGGCTCAATATGAGGGTGACTTAAGACGGTATCTGTCCGAACTGAACCAAGCCCACCCATCCCCATCCACCCCAGCACAACCCGGCGGGGGTGGATTACCCCAAGGATGGAGATTTAGGGACTAATGCCACCACAGTTGCGCCTCATAGAAAACGAGGATAGTAAGGAACAGGCGTTATGGAACCCTGAAACGCAGAGCGTGTTTGATCCTAAAGATTCAAAAGTGGTTATCCATGAATCAGGCCAACAGGCTCTATTCGACCCCACAAGTCAGTCAATTATAGCCTACCTTCCAAGCTCTGTAGGACAAACACCGACATCGGTTGTTACCCAAGAGCACCCCGTCAAGTATGGGGGATCTAAGAAGGAAATTCTCCCCGAGGTTCAACCCCCGTCTGCGCTTCAGCGTCTTGCGATGGGGCCGGTGGGTACGGTAGTTGAGAAGGGATTAGAAGTTATTGCCAAGCCTGCGCAATTAGCAAATGAGTATCTTGCTAAACCTCTTACCCCTTTTCCTGAATTACTAAAGCCTGAAACATATATGCAAGAAGAAGGGGCCGTATTCCCAGAGTCCGAACGGCGCAAGATGGAAGCTATCAGTCAACCGCTTCCGGAGATTATGACTAAGCCGGTAATTGCAGCAGTGGATTTAGTAAGAAAAGCATCTCCGGAAGCCGCTAAGGTAATTGAAGATACGATGGCGAATTACCCTGCTTTGCAGAAGTATGGTCCTATCCCTAAAATGTCCGACTTTGCAATGAAAATAAGGGAAGCAACTAAAGGAAAAATACCAGAAATCCAATCGGTAGAAGAATTAAAGGCGACACCGCCACGCAATTTTATAGAAGAGGCGAAGGCCAGACGAGCAGCAAGGGAATCTGAACCCGCTTTTGTTGAGACATTGAAAGAGGAACCTGCGCCAGTAGCCGAGGCTACGCCTCCCGTAGCCGAAGCGCCAAAGATCCGCGAACTCCGACCGGAAGAGCCGATTGAGGATATAAGGCCGGTAGAACGTGCGGAGGCGGAGGGTATCGTCAAGCCCCGCGTCGAACCGACTGAGGCCGGGATGCAGGGGGTATTGGCTGAGACGCCACAACGGGAGACTCCCACCACAGCCCTTCGTACTAAAGCCAGACAGACTGAAAAACTGACTGATTTGGAGAAGGCTACTATTCCAGAGACACAGATGGAACTAGCTGGTCAAGATAAGCCTATCCCCTCTAAAGGGCCATTAACTCCTGAAGAGATTGCCGCAGCCGACGAGATGAGACAGATACTTGGTGGAAAGAAGAGAACTCGTCGCCCACGCCTTGAGGACGAAGAGGTTGCCGCCTCCACTTTCATCCAGCGCCAAGGCGGAATGAATATCCCTGCAAAGTTAAAAGAAGAATTTGGCGCGTGGAATCGCTACCACAACCCGAAAGGTCTTGGAGTTGATGAAATGGCAGAGGCATTGCATGAGGCGGGGATTATTCCTGAGCCAACAATCAATTCCATGTTGGAAGCGAAGGGGACGGGGAGAAGAACGGCTGGCGGTTTTGAGAAACAGCAAATGGCTGGATATGTTCAAGATAAGATCAATACGATTACTGAAACACCCGCAGAGCTTCAATACAAAGGGAAAACATATACCGAGGCAATCAAGGAAAAAGGGGGGATACGCCTAAAGGATGATGTTGATGTTGTCCTAAAGAAAGATGCCGACATTTTGAAAGTTGAGGAGAAGATACCGTTTGATGTGCCATTTGAAGAATCGTCGTTAAGTCAAGCCGACCTTGCCGCTCAAAAACTTTTCGGGACCCGTGGCGGTGCTCCGGGTGAACCAAGCGACATTCCCCCGCCAAAAAAACTAACTCCCTTAGAGAAAGAGATGGGTCATCCTGTCACGGAAACGACCTTTGAAGGGATACCGAAAGGCGTAACAGGAAGCCGACTTGAGACCGGCACAACCAAACTCATCACCGAAGCCGGGATCGAAGCCTTCAAATCTTTGGGAAAAGAGCTTGAGCCGGACATTCCTGTAACAATTCAATTAGCCAGAGCCATGCAGAGAGGCGAATTGGATTTACGGGGCTTGGAACGGATATTGGAAAGTAAAGGCGTATCAAGAGAACAATTCATTGAGTCATTTATTACCACAGCGAGCAACGCAGGCAGGCAACTCTCACAGCTCGCCAAGGTCGTAAAGAGTTTAAAGAATGCGGATGCTGCCTTTGGAGAGATCGGAAAGCGACTTCCCCTTTATACCTCCATTTTGGAAGCTGGCAAAACTTTCATTGAAAAAGGAAAACTCAGTGTAGCCGAAGGCACTCAGCTTGGCCGTGATGTTATCGACTCAATCCGTTTGAACCTTTTCTCTGTAACGTCTTTTTCGCTGGACATGATCGGCAACGCGACAGAAATAGGGGCGCAGATTGCGGGTGGTGTTGGCAAGGATTTAGTTCAAGTTGCCAAAGGTCATGTCAATTTTCCTAGTATTCAAGCGGTCATTAGAACCATAAAAGACCGACCCAGAGTAGCAGGTGTTGAGAAAGGTTTAGAATTAACAGCAATCGGGGAAAAGCTAAGGGGCGGTTTTCAGAAAGGTCCGGGGACTTTCACTCTACGCAGCAATGCAGCCAGTAAAGGACTGGACTATCTGGTAGGCAGCCCACTCTATCTTAAGGGCGTAATGGACACCGGAGCCAAGCGGTTCAGCGCCGCTATTAGCATCTGGCAAGACGCGATTATGTCGGCTAATTTGAAGGGACTAAAGGGCACAGAGAGACAGAAATTTTACGAACAGTTTTGGGAAGACCCGCCAAAGAGTGTAATTCAAAAAGCTATTAACGAGGGCAACAAAGCAGGATTTAACCGGACTCTTTCTAAAATAGAGGAAAAATACGCTAGTTCGACTACTGTTAAGTTGCTGGTTGATACATTTGGCCGGTGGCCGTGGCAGTTTACAAGGTGGGGTGCTGAGATGGTGGGATATAATCCAGAACTGTTCAAAGCCATACGACAAGGAAAGGCGAGCGCTGAGGACATTGCAGGATATTTGACAAAAACCGCATCCGGCTGGGGCGGGCTCTACTTAATAGATCGGGCCTTGTATGACCACGTTGATTTCAACTCGATGGAATACGTCCACGCCGATGGCGACCGAACAAGGTTATCAAGCAGGGAACCCCTTGCGTCTGCTTTATGGCTCTTGGCGGTTATAAAGGGGGACGTGGAAAAAGCCAAAGGCGGATTTAAATTTGCCTCGGTTCCAGGGGCACAGCTTTTAGGTGAGCAAGGCACACCTGGCCTTTTAGGGGGAATAATAAAACAAGCGCAAGCCGCTATCTCGCGCAAAGGAGTTGACCCAAGAGGGTTATCGCGTGAACTGACAGGCTTTTTGAATCGACTTATTCCAGGTCAAGCGATTCTCTCAGCAATCGAAAGCGTATTTGATCCGACATTACGTGAAGGCATCGGAGCCAATATCCCCGGAATATCTTCATTAAAACCAGCAGCAATTAACCCGGCTACTGGTAAACCGCTTATATCTCTTCAAGAAATACCAGGTACAGGCATCGAATTTCCGCAAATTGGGGGAGTTCCTATCCCTGGCGCAACGCGGAAACTTGATCCAGTTACTAAAATACTCTCTAAATTTGGGTTGCTGGTTTATAGGGGGCCACGACAACCCATAGCGGGAGTTCCGCCCGGAGAAGCACCAACAGAAGTTAGGCGGGAATGGCTAGAAGCATTTGGCAAAAGGAGGGAAAAGACTCTTTCGCCCTTGATTCCAAGAATAGAGGAAGCGGAAAGGTTGCATCCAAAGGAAATGCTACAAGGTGGCCGTTTGTATGAAGCATGGCGTAAGCGAATCCAGTTTTATGATTCGATAGCAGCGAAGCGAGCAACGGCAGAAGTAAATGCAAAACGTGGCACGCGGAAAAAATTACCGCGTCAGCCGACTCTGCGCGAACTAAGACGCCCGAATGCGGAGGCAGCCCCATGATTACCCTCCAGGAATATTTCCAAGGCCGGGATAAGCAATTCCCCGACGATCTGACAACGGATCTCCGCATTAACGCGCAGGAGACGGTTATCAGGATCAATACTTTACTCGGCTACTTTGGCGAGTCGCGGGATATTACTTCCGGTTGGCGGCCCCCGGCGGTAAACGCGGCGACAACGGGCGCGGCCCCACTATCCAAGCACATGACCTGCCAGGCAATAGACGTAAAAGACCCCGAAGGCGACCTTGACGAATGGTGTTTGACTCATCCTGAGATATTGGGAAAGATCGGGCTTTGGCAAGAGCATCCCGCAAGCACAAAGGGCTGGACGCATCTACAAACAGTGTCACCGAAATCAGGTAAAAGGGTATTTTATCCGTAGGGGGTGGATGATGGATTTATTAACCGAATCACAAGCCGTCGAACTGCTTATTCGTATCGACGAACGAACGAAAAAGATAGAAGAAAATCTGGCACTCTTTGAAGAACTCTACGTTACGCACAAAGAATTTGCCCCGGTCAAACTTATTACCTACGGCCTTGTGACCCTTTGCATGACGGGACTCATTGGGGCATTATTGATGTTGATTTTGAGAAAGCCATTTTAGGAGATAAGCATGGACTTTGACATCACCAGTTTTATCACGGCGGAGACTCTAAAGACCTTCCCTATTCAGGTGCTTGTCATTGTTGCCCTGACGCAACTTTGGAAGGAACTCCCTACAGGGAAGATCAATCCCGACCCGCGCTATATCGCATTGGCTGTAGCTGTCTGGATTCAGGTGGTGACGAACTTCCTGGATGGGTATTTTCTCAAAGTGACGCTGGCTATCCTTAATGGAGGACTGATAACGCTCGTAAGCTGGAAGGGAGCGGAGATGTTGCGAGGGGTCGGCGTAAAACAACCGGAAGTAAAACAATAAGGAGGGTTTATGAAGAAAATCTTACGTGGATTAGTTCTGATGATGACATTGGGCCTCAGCGGGTGTACGGGCCTGGAAATGCTACTCGTAGGCGGTAGCATGGGTGGCCTTGGGGCGAGCTACTTAAAGCCCTGGATGGATAAGTACCTAACACCGGCACCGGCCCCAGTGCCGGACGATCTCCCGATAGTCATAAAGTGAAATTGGCCTTATTGGTTCTTTTAATTACCCTTTCGGGATGTGCTCCGGCGCTCCCGAAGGGGTTCTTTTGCTGGCAGGATAGGGGATATATGGTCTGTCAGTTTATGCAGGTGGAACAAGAGAGAAATTAAAACTTCCTCTTCGGATATCATTTATCTCTTCCTATTGTTTCATTTCCTACCTGAATAGCATTCACAGTAGAGACCCAAAGCTTACATTCGGATAAATTTTTCAAAAGATTCCGTCGAGCCATAGCTTTATCATCACCTATCCCAATTATCTCAGCAGAATCCTTTAAATGTAATTCGGCTCGAATCCAAGACCCAGACTGACTTTGAAAAAAAAAGTACGAAACTTCCAAACCTTTTTCTAAGTCGGTGGGAGTTATGCAGCCCTTTTGAATTGCTTTGTGAGTCAAGTCCATCTCGATTTTTGGGAGATCGTCCGGCGCTAGTTCGGTAGGCTCTTCCCCACAACTCGCTAAAAATAAGAATGTCAAAAAAGCGATTACAATTATCATTTATCTCCTTGCTCTCGGGCGAACGCGAAAAAATCCCTCGTTTTTCTAGCCTCCTCCTTTTCTGGTTGATCCAATTCCGGCAGTTCTGGCGCAACCCGAATTGTCAGAGTGTCTATCATGTCCCCGTTAAGACAAGAAGCGCTAATCGTTAGCGCTATCCCGCGAGAAAGTTTTTCCAGATCTACCTTCGTTAATCGCAAACTAAACCCATTTTCGACTCTCATTTTCGTTGTTTCCTTCCTTCCTCCGTCCATTGTTGGCGGGTCCAGGAGTGGCGTTTATCAGAACTTAGACAATAGTCACAATGAGATAGGTTTGTGTTGTGAAGCTTGTAGAAGTATACTTCCATCACCTTTCCTCGTTCTTCATCCAAGGCATCTTGCAGCCGGTCCCTTTCCTCAATAATCTGGTAGATCAATTCGGTAGGTGATTCAGCAAACCCACGAGGGGAACTCCATGCAGACTGACAAGCTTTTTGTATTTCAGATAGACAGCAAAAGTAGCCATCGAAATTATCTAAGCCCTCCTCTCTCAAGGTAGGGGCTTGCTTATAAAGCGTGTCAAGAAAATCTGCCACATTATTACCCAATTCCAGCTTTTCTTTTGCTGCCCTTAACTCCGCCTTCAATCCCCTTACAGTGTTGTCATTAAAGCACCACTTTTTTGCCTCTTTGAGTTCAGCCCTGAGAAGCACACACTCATCCCACGACTTTACCGACTCAGCATCCAGCCGGTTAGCATCGGCCTCTGCCATTTTGAGTTCGGCTTTGAGAGTAGATATTTGCTTTTTTAATTGCTGAACTTCAGTCAACCCTTCCTCCTCGCACCTTGGACATTCATCTACGTTACCAACATCCATGTCCCACTCTCCATGTGTAAGGCAGTAACGGTGTATATAGCTGCTCATTTTAGTAACTCCTTTAACCCGCAGTCACAAAACGTATCTGGCATGCAGTTTTTGCCATGTAACGCATTGCATCGAAGCCAGTCTAACAATCGCTCCACTTCCTCCTTATGCTTGCAGGTGGGAGTGGAAGCAATAGCCTTAGCAGTACCACAGTTTTCTGGATACAGACAGGGTTCTGGGTTGCCGCTGATGCTATAATGGTAATGCGCGCGTTTTAGCGCCTTCCTCGTCTCACACAATTGGGATTCAAGCTCGGCCTTCTCACGCAACGCATCATCTCGCTCGTGCATTAAAGTGACAATTTGGGCAGCGTTCTCTTTATTTTTTAGGTGTAGCACTTTATTATCGGGTTCCAGGTTGCTAAGTTCTCGACCTATATTCGGCAACTTTCGCAATCGCTCCACTTCCTCAATCAAGTCGCGGCACCAGCCAATCAACTCAAGCTGATGCGCTGATCCAAAATCGTCTAGCCCCGGTCCAAACTTCATTTCCTCTAATTCTGCGAGGCGTTGCTTCAATTCTTTAAGGTTGATCATATTCCCCACTCCTTTTCCACAAACTCCTGCCAGTCGGCATCGAGCCATTGGTGAGCATCGCTTATAGCTAATTTGTGCGTTGGATATTTTCGCCAAAACTCCGCCTTTTCCCTCATCGCCTCAGATTTGATCAAAAGAGAGAGGAAACGACCACGGTCAGGGCAGCTGTCACAATCAACTGGATTGGGACAATGGACAATTTTGTCGTATTGTGCTTTTACAAACTTTACGTCTGCCTGTTTCACTTAGGCCTCCTTTTCCCACAGAGTCTTGCTTTTGGATTTTCATGCTACTCATCTTCCTTCTCCAGTCTTGCGCGGGCCTGTTTAAGTCGGCGATTCATTGGCGTATCACCTGAAATGCCGACATATTTAAATTCACCTTCCGCCGCCTCGTAGTATTCGACCAATAGGGCGATACGTCTATCCCACGGTGGGGGTACTATAATATTAATTTCATCTCTTATCCGGTCGATTGTTTTCAAATTTCCTCCCATTCCCGGCCAACGCTACCACCCGGATTGAACCGTGTCCAAACGGAGCCCCTCGCCAGCTTAACCAGACACCAGCACAAAAATGGGGGGCTACGATGCGGATCATCCTATTTGCCTCCATGCTTTTGGTTCTTTGATGCCCCGCATATAATTTACAGTTCCGTCAGCATTCATTACCGGCACAAACCAACCTATATACGCAGGCTGTTCTTCGCCACTCAGATCACACGCCCAATGCGCTCTTTCATAGACTGTCCCATCAGCCATGAGAACTTCTATATCTGTTGCATCTTTGGGTGCGGTTTTGATAGGTTGCCAGTCTAACTCTCTCATCTTAAATTCTCCATCACGTCCTCAAGGGACCGGGCTAATCCCACTTAATTTCGATCACCGTTTCTTCAGTTGCGGAAACTTCCTGGCTAAACGATACCTCTTTGACGTACTTGGCTGAATCATCTGGTAATATTCCGCCTTGGACCAAGCCGTCCATCGCGGCCTTACAACTGACCCCATCCGGATCTGCGAGCCTCCGGCGTCGTGAATGGAAGTGGATACAAACTCTCTTATCCAGTTCACCACTTTCTGCCTCTCCCACCTGTTCATGGCTAGAAGTTGATTCCATGTCGGGAGTCTGAAAGGGAGGATTATCTGGATCGAATTCATCTTCGCTTGCCTCAGTCCTTCTGAGATTTTTTTCCTTCATGCCGTTCCCTGTATTCCTTTTTCCATTTTTCCGTCCACTCCACCTCACCGCATTGCCACACATACCGGCCCTTAGCCAAGCCCATACGCCCAGCAATCTCCTTACTTATGGTCCCCTCATCGCAAGCCGCAAAGGCCAACTCTTTTTCAATTTCGCATGGAATTTCTCCTGCTTCAAATTGAGTAGTTGTCGCCGCCTTTTTACATCGCCCACAGTTTGAGACTTGCCAATCCAGATATTGAGTCCCATTAGAAAAAGGTCTAATTTTTTCTGCCTCAGTCCTTCTGGGTCGGGTCATCTTTTCCCTTTCAATTCCTGTACGATCTGAGTTAATTTACATCCCGGCGTAGGACAACTGCATCTGGGGATAGGCCATTTTTCAGTGTGATTGTCTCCATAATAGTCCCCGCAAAACGCGCACATAGGAATGTGGTCTTTTTCTATAGCACTCTTCAACTCCCTCAATTCTTCCTTCCTAAACTCCATCAGTGCCTCGGCCATGATCTCGATATACCGGCTTTCGTGGCTGGACCAAATTAGTCCACACTTACGCAGAGCTTTTCTCGCCACCCTTCGGGCTTTTTGGTGGAGGGTCATAGGTTTTTTGCCTTATTCGTGTTTGTGTATGCAGTACCGTAATCCCTTCTTGTCATATCGTGGATTGTTTCGAGTCGCTCAAAGGCGCAAGTTGGACAAACCATGCGTCGAGGATCTTTTGGGTAACGACCGCGAATTTCAATCATCGTCCCACCACATCGGTTGCAGCATAGAACCTTAATTTTGCTCACAATCCCAACTCCTTCTCCTTCTCGCTCGGCGGTATCAGGATGTAGCCGTGGCGGGTAATGGTTTTAACGTAACCGCTACCAAGCATCCCCGTCCACGGTGCATGAAAGGAAAGGATCTTATACCCAGGCATTTGATTAATCTCCCAAATCCTGCGCCTGTAATCACTCGTATTCGCTTCAAGATCAATAGTGCGGGACCATTCCCACAGGCAACCTATCATTTTAACAAGATGCCAAAGATACGGATTGTCTGTAACAACCGTAGCCCCCTTCGGTAGATACCGAATAGGATTCTTCTGGATAGCATGGAGGACACGTTGCTGAGAAGGGGAGAGGGTCATGGCTTCCTTGGCCGCTTTGGCATTGGCATCCAGTGAGTAACGCCGATAAGCTCCGCCCCATAGAGATAAAACGCGGGCCTTCCCGTTGCTCGTTTGCCGTAATAGGCAAAGCCATCGACTCCATCTTGCTCAGGTTGCGGATTGGGGGGCCATATCAAAACCGGATACCCAGGCGCGTCCTTATCGCGGGAACATGGCGGCTTTCGTTTTTTGACGTTAATCCACTTCATTTCTTCCCCCTATTCCCGTTCTGGCAGATCCCTTCCCGCATTACCGCTTTTCCCTTCCTTTTTGGCGAAGGTCTGCCGGCCATAGGCGGATTGAATCGCCGCCTACTCCCATCCATCCGCACATGATAGCCGTTTTCTGAAATGTGACGCCAACGAAAACCCTCCAAAATTGGCTCCAAATAATGCGGAGGCCAGACCTTGAGGGTCATCGGCCCCTCGGCGGCATCGTCCAGGGTGACTAATCCAAAGAGGTTGATTTCAGCCATGAGGCTATTCCTCCTTCTCCTGGATCTTCTCGATCTCCTTTTTCCGCTTGTTCAGGGCCGTGGTGATTTTCAGAATGTCTTCATTGTTGGCAATCCATGCCTTTTTCAGCCGTGCGTTTAGCTGGATCTGCATCTCCGTGATTCCGGCATGGGTGGTCATGGATTCAATGTCGGCAAGGAGTTCTAAAACGGGGTCAGGGTTTTGGAGTTCCCCAGGTTGACCTGGCTCTGGCTTTTCCTGTGGGGGTTCTGGTTGCGTTGGCGGCCCCTTGTCGGCTTTGAGGTTGTCTTTGAGCTGTTCCAAGGCTGGCTTGCCATTTTCGGCTGTAGCCTCCAATGTTTGCATAGGCAACCCTTGGCTGATCTCCTCCTTGATATAGAGCTTGGCAAATTCATCCGGCCATGCTCGGCGTAGCCCTTGCGACTCCGCCACTTTTGCGATTTGCTCAGGCTGATTCTCTTCTGACCAAAAGCGGGTCACTCTGCCGTCCTTAGTGGTCTTGATGTAACGCTTCAAAGAGACGGCCCATTCAAGGTCCGTGGTCCAATCCTTCGGCCTCGCTCTGAACCATCCTCCCATGAGAGTTTCACCCTCAAAAAGCACTGCGCCTTTTCGGTACTCTGCCTGTCTTTCTCCGGTCTTAACGATGATTCCGCATTCCCATCCGGTACAATCCGGTTGAGCTTTGGCGCGGCTCCGGTAGTAATCAATAGAAACGATGGTGGCCGCCGGATCTCCTTGCGTGTATTTGATGAGGTAACAGTCTTTTTTGAACGGATTGAGACCCCTGGCTTTGCACATCCCCATGTAAAGCACTATCTCTTGATCGGTCACATACTCCGGGTGTCCCGATACCAGGAATTTGCGAACCACAGAAAAGGACAACTTAATTTCCTGGTCATCTCGGCTACGATATTGCACGATTCCTTTTTCTTCCGTACTCTCTTTTGCCATCTTACTTCCCCCCCTTTTTTTGATGCCGCCTTAAAACGCGGAATTCCTGTGCTTTGACTTCGTAGGCTGCTTTTTTTTGATGCTTCCAGGTGTAGCTGAGCCCGTCCCCGATTATCCCCGTCGTAGCATCGCCAATTAGCGCCTTTAGGTCGTTCTCCGCCTGGGTTTTGATTGCCTCCATTTGATCTATTGCCGCCATTGCTTCAATGCGCTTGCGGTCTATCTCGATAGCTGTTTCCGGCAGGATAATTTCCCGCCCGGTATCTTTTGGGTACATCTTCTGCAAAACCGCCCTTGCGCTTTCGCTTGAGTCTGGGTCGGGTGGATTGCGTTCTTGGACGTGCTTCCAAAAGGCCGCCTCCTTATCAAATAGCAGTTCGATAAATTCCTTGTCTGCCTGAATGTCCACCCAAAAAAGTTTACGGTGAGGCAAGGGGATTGTGATAGATGCCATCTCCAGGCCGAGCACTCCGAGGCAATGCTGAACTTGCACTTGCCAGTTGATGGGAATCTCCTCTTCCAGCTCTTGCCGGGTAATAACCTCGCTGGTTTTGATTTCCAGGATTCCTTTTGGCTCGACTATCATCGCGTCAAGGCTAGCAAAGACCGGCAAATCTGGCCGCGATTGAGAAGTGAAGAAATGATTGCCAAAATATTTGAGTTTTCTTTCCGTTTCCCTGCGGTACGCTTGCGCTACTATCGGCTGTAGTTTTCGACCCCACCAGAGGATATTGTTATCGTCCCCGGACTCTGTAAGACCCGCCTTGTCCGCGTAAACCTCTAACGCGGAACGGTAAGGATCTACCCCAAGAATCGCCGGAGCATCGCTACCGCCGATACCGCCCTTGCGGGCCTCAAGCCATTCTTTTCTACTTTTGAATTGTTTCAGTTCCGCCATATCCCCTCCTATCCAAAAATTGTTTCCCCGTTCCACTTGCAGTTCGGGATAAGTGCCGGAATGTTGTCGTCCAGAACCTCCCGCTTCGCATCATAGTCGCCGCGCAGAAGTTCCCGCTTCGCCTCATAGTCGTCGCGCAGAAGTTCCCGCTTCGCCTCATAGTCGTCGCGCAGAAGTTTCCACTTCGCCCAATAGTCGCCGTCCAGAACCTTCCACTTCGCCTTATAGTCGCCGCGCAGAAGTTCCCACTTCGCATCATAGTCGCCGCGCAGAAGTTCCCACTTCGCATCATAGTCGCCGCGCAGAAGTTCCCACTTCGCCCAATAGTCGCCGTCCAGAACCTTCCACTTCGCCTCATAGTCGCCGCGCAGGTCGGTAGGCATAGGATAGATATGCTGTAACCGCGCAAGAATTTTCTCTGGCGATTCGTTTTTCGCTTTTTCGCGCAGGATATAACCTACCCTCTCCATTACGTTTGCCGATTTTTCTGCAATCGGCCCTTCGTGGTGCAAAAAGGTGAACCAGCCCGATTGTGGTCCCGCCTTGAGCCGGTCAACTTCGGCCTGAATTGCTTCGTTCATATTCCCCCCTTGTTAAATCGCCAGTAAAATAACCCGCTTTCCTTCTGGAAGAAGGTTAATAATCTCTTCCATTGTGGGTTTCGGTTTTGCCCCGAATAATTCTTCGATAAGCCCTTCTGTATCGAAGCAAAATTCATGCGTGAAAACAGGGCGGCCCAGAGTTTCCTCGATGGCCTTATGAAAAACCTCAACAGGCATACACATTCGCCGTTCTAAAAGTTGGAATTTCGCGATGTCATGGGCGCTCATTTCTTCCCAAAATTTAGAATCGGCTAAGGCTATCGCCTGTTCTTTTGTCATGGTTTCTCCCTATTAAGTCACCAGTATGACTATCGCCAGTGAGACTAACGCCAATATCACCCCGGTAATCAGGATGCCGTAAAGGTCAACTCTGGTTTGCTTGGACATGATTCACCTCCATGCTTTTTCGCTTCCGAAGTCGTATCCCAAGGAACAATCTAAGATGCGTCGGCAACCATCCCGCAGCAGCCCGGAGTAGTTTCCTGAGAGTCAATTTTCGTTTATGCTTTTTCATTTACCACCCATTCCTTTCTGAGTTCAATAATCGGCTCCTCCTGCATCTTCGCCCACTCCAGGAAAGCCCAACAGATAATCAACATGGCGGCGGACCAGAAGGCGGTGAGGGCAGCGATCATGCGGAGCGTATCCATTAGTCAATACTTAAATCCACTTCGGCATTGCTGGCAGCCTCATCCCTGGCTTGCTCATTAGCCTCGTCCATGTCTTGCTTGACGCGCGTCTTGTGAGCCTCTTCGCTCTCTTTCTCTTCCCGCGCTGTTTCGTTATCTGCAAGGTATTCTTCAAGATCGTCATAAAGTTCAACTGACTCAATTTCGCTCGCAGCACTCTCTAGCTCGTCGGCTTTACTCTCACACTCCTGCGCCCGGTTTTCGAGGAGTTGGCCAGTATCTCCCTGCTGTAACCCTTCTGGCATATTATCAAGTTTGCCCTGGCATTCTTCCCCCAGATCTCGCAACTCCTGTGCGGTATCATTGAGGGCACTGGCAAGATCTCCCGGTTCTCCTCCGTTGCGGAAATCATCCAGGGCCGTTTCAACGGATTCTTGGATACCGTATAAAGTCCCATAAAACTCCGATTGCGTGAGGTCGCTCGGTTTCGGGGAGCATCCCGGCTTGAGGCACCGGATTCGACGCCCACCATACCTAAATTTCCACCACTTATAGGCGTCGCCTTTTTCAATTTTGGCGTTGCATCTTCCGCATTCGCCTTGCGCTTTTTGCGCTTTCTTTACTATAATTACTCTTGGCATCTCATCCTCCTATCAGTAATGACACGATCACGACGATAACAATCCAGCCGCACCATAACCCCAAAGCCCAGAGGGAAATATGCGGAGAGAAAAAGTTGGCGGTGCTAGGGAGTTTCATCGATCGAGTTCCCTTCTTCATCTTCCCAATCAACCCATTCCCCGTGTTCGTAAATCATAAGGCCCCCAGCGTTTGAATAGTCGCCTTTAACGCGGTTTTTAAACTGAAAAATATCGTAATTTGCTAAAACATCAAGCAAAAATTTTGCTTGTGTAATGCTTTCGACTTCGACCTCAAACGGTTTCATAGGGATTTGGGGAGTCCACCAAACTTTTAAATCTCCGTTATGAGGGAGTTTCATCTTTCTTTACCTCCGCCGGCGCGTTGACGTGGACCTCTCCGAGCCAGGTATTAAAAGCCTGAAGCAAGCAAGCCCGACCGCACGCATCTTTAACCAGTTCCGCTTTCAGCTTTTCCTTAGATCCGTATGCGGTAAACTTTTTCGGCTTCGGGGAGAATCGCAACCACCCGTTCGCCGAAAGCTGGCGCTGGCCGCATACATCGCAGGATTTTATGGATTGCTCCATTTATTTTTTTTCTCTCCATTTATAGCTGCCACAAAATGGGCAGCGTTTTGGGAGCACCGTGCGAGGCTGCCAGGTGTACCCGCAACGCTCGCACCCTTCGGGATAGATTAATTTCGGCTTTGGTTTTTTCATGCCTTACTTCTCTACATCATGTTGGCGGCGTTGTCAAGAAAATTCTTTAGCCCCCAAAACCGACCCTTACTCTGCTATCAACTTCCCTCGCCGCGTTCAACCTGAGGCAAGCTAGGGCCTAAGTTTTTTTCTCCCGACCCCTCTTTTCCCGCTTTCGAGTAATTGCGGTATTCCAAGATGATTATCCCTTCGTCCGAAAAAGCCAGCTCTTTATAAGGCCAGTGGTAAATAAAAATCCCCCTGCGTCCGAGGCCGATCAGGGATTTAAGATCCGGGGTGATCGTAATCCCGGACCAGGGGACAAGGCGCAGAGGGTCAAGGTGGATATGATACATGGGTTACTTTCCCGCCTTCTCCCAGGCGGAGAGCGCGGCGCTAACTGCGTCGATTTCGGTGATAAAATACTGAGTACGAATTGCTAGATCCTCATCTATACCAGCTTTTAGGCGATCTGTAGGGGCCATTCTTACGGCCCGACATAGTGCTTTAACTAGGATCGCCAGCTCCTCCGCCGCCTCTAGCTTGCGCCGGTTGATATCTTCAGCCCGCAAACGACCTACCTCCTCGCAGGATGGGCAGTTAGGTGGCGGATGCGCGTGACTCAGCTTTTCCATGTTATTCTCCCTTTTCCATTCCACCTTCTGATAATCACAAGGAGCGCAATAACCTCCTTGCTTATCCGCTTCTATCGGCATCAAGGCATGAAGATGAACAAATGCGCCGCAGTTCTTGCAATTAAAATTGATAAAATTCAGCTTGTCCTCTTCCGTTTGGACTCCGAGTTGTTGGAGCATATTGTCGTTACAGTCGCAAATCATTTCGCCTGACATGTTATTCCCCCTTCAAATTTTTCAGGGCTCGCTCAAGCCGTTGTTTCACACTTTCATTATCTATCGGAGAGCCGTCAAAACAGGCATCATAAGCAAACTCCGCCGCCTCAACCAGCCCCTTAATCGCGCCGGGGTTCAGACCGACCAGGGCGTTGTGATCGGCCACTATCCCGGTGGCGTTGTCTTTTCTTTTGACATTGGCAATCACCTCCGGCGCAGGTTGTCCATTCGGCGGCCCGAAAATAGTAAACCCTGCATCTCCTACCCTCCATTGTTCTTTCGTGTGCATGTTAGTCCTTCCTTTCTGCGAGGGAAATTGCGGCATCAATCAGACTAACTAACCCGGCATAATTACCGCGCTGATTATATGCGTCCTCGCTTCCCGATTGTTGATAAACAATATTTGCCGTATCCTGCCATGCGCTTAATCGGTCTTTTACCGCTTTCAACGCCTTTAGCATCTCCGGCGCCGCCGCGTGGAGGGGGCAGAAGAGAATCTCTTTTCGATCGGGGTCTATCCGGCTTGTGTCAATCCAGCATTTACATTTCATGGTTGCACCTCCTTAGCCTTTCTCTCCGCTTCGGCTTTGGTACGATAGGTAAAGGGCAGCGGGCTTCCGTCGTCGTTTCGGACGCCGTAGCCGTGTGAGGGCATATATTCGCTGGTTAGCCAGTCTTCATTCAGCTTCTTGCGTTCTGGGCTTCCTTTCTCGAACTTCAATGCTTCAAATGTTCTCCTGACAGTTTTCATATTCTCCCCTTTCCGGTTAGGCTGCTATTTCCTGCGCCGTTCGGTTAATGAGCGACTGCCAATTCCAGTGATAATTTCCCTCGGCATTGCCAAGAGGGGAGCCGTTAGCCTGCCCGTTGTTGTATTGCTCTACGGTCGGGGCTTCCGCATTCCCGTATTCTGCTCCAATGATTTTGATTGCCTTATCCACCAGGGCATCGGAGTAATGGCGGGTTGACATGATGTATTTAGCATCCCCGAACGCCTCAATCCACGCGCTATGGCTGTAGGTGTAGGAGTCGTCGGACCCGTCGAAACTTCCGGCGCTGTACTTGTCAATGATAGCGTCAACTTGTTTCGAGGTCGGACCGTCGGTCCAAGAGACATTGATATCATCGCCGCCGGAAAAACTTCTCCCCTTCACTGAAAACTTGACTCCTGGAAAGGCTTTTGCCAGCTCAACGCGGATATTTTTGGCGGCGGTTACTCGGTCGCGGCCAGGGATTAGGTGGGGGTGCTGCTTGATAAGATCGGCGACTTCAATTTTAAAAGCTTCCGCCGCTTCCTTCCCGGCTTTCTCCCGTTCAATAACCGCCTCTTGGGATCGCTGCACTAGGAAAGCGCACTCCTCAGCGGAGAAGTCGGGGTTGTCTTCGTAATGCCCCCCGCCGGGGCTGTCAAGGTAGGTTGTTGAAACGGTAGAAACGTGGTAGTCCTCCACGAAGACAATCTTCTGCCCTTGAATTGACCCCTCAGTTTCTACCACAACGGCCTTTTGCCTGGGGTTCGCCATGTCGCCGTAGCTCACAACCTGCCCAAGCCTAAGC